CAGCTTGTTGTGCTTCGATAACATTTTGGTTAAAGGGGTCCATGTATTTGCTTGCAGAAGAAGGATCGTACTCTCTTCCTGTTCCCCTCAGTCTTGCAATCCCTTGAAGGGCAGTGCCTCTTCCCATCTGGCCTGCTCTTCTTAAATCTCTTCCAGCAGCAGCAGTTTGCGCTCGCGCTCTTTGAGCTGCTTCTCCCGCACCAGCTTGCGCACCACCGACTTGGCCTGATATTCCTCTGGCCGCGCCACGCATTCCTCTTTGACCTCTTCTGGCTTCTCTTCCTGCACGAGAACCAAATTTTCGCATGTCACGTTGAGCGCCAGCTACTTCTCGCCCAATGCCAGCTTGTGCGCCTCTTATGTCATCAGCAGCACCGCGCATCATTTGTCTGCCTTCCTGATCAAGATACTGTTGACCAGTTCTGGGATCATAAGCGCCTAGACTTTGTTCATATAACTGTCTGGCTCTGGGGTCGCCAAACAATCCTGCTGTTGACGGATCAAAAGCTCCTGATGCTTGACGATACATATCTTGAGCTTCAGCTAATTGGCCTCCAAAACCACCAAGACCTTGAGCTAAATTTCTTGCTTGAATTTCTTGAGGAGAAAGACCCGCTATTTGCTGGATTGGAACAGGTATTTGTTGATTGATTAATCCAGTTTCAGGGTCAAAATAAGACTCCAACATACGGCGACTAGCCAGTTCAACAGCTGGGTCATAAAATTGAGAGCTATATTGAGGAGCAAGAAACGGGGCGCTTTCTTGAACCGTTTGGGTAGTAGTCACTTTAAGACCTCCTCATTGCCTGTTCACCAGCGCGTTGTAATTCATACATCATGCGCGCTCCTTCTCTTCTTTGATCTTCTTTACTTTTGTTAGCGCCATTCAATCGACCAATACCTCTAACCGCTTTAGCGTTAACAACAAACTCACCGTCACTTAACATGGCTGGTATGTCATCAGATGTTTCTGTTCCTGGCCCAGAGATAGGACCGTTCATTCTGGGGAAGCTTTCCACCATATCCCCATCAGCATATCCTGATAAAGATAATATTCCTCTTAAACCGTCGATTAATTCACCGCCGACCTGATCTCCACCTCGGCCTCCACCTCGGCCTTCAAAAAAATCAATTATTTGTCCGACCACGGGAGCTCTGTTTCGGATTCTTTGATTTACTCTTTCATCAAGAGCTCGAATTCTTCCGGGGATTCCTCCACGTTGTTCCTCTGGAACTCCCATAGATCTGGCGTAAGCATTTGCGGCATCTCTAGCTTCTGCTCTATTTGCTTGACGATCTCTAAAAGCTTGAATTCTATCTGCAAAACGGCTTCTTGGTTGACGGCTTTCTTGCTGCCCTTCACTAGGTTTTTCTTCTCTTCTTGCTGCTCTTGCAGATTGCCTAGCCTCTTGTCTAGCTCTCATTCTTGCTAAAAACTTTTTAACAGGTCTTTGTCTAGATTCGTATTCTTCTGTGCCTACTGTGTTATAACCAGGGCCACCAGTGGTATCCATTTGCCCTAAATCACCTTTCATCTTGCCTTGCATTTGCAAACCAAGCTGTCGTGCGCTACTAAAAGCAGGCATGGATGAAGCAATATGAGCTCCAAGGTTTGCAAAGCCTTCTCCACCCTGCGCCATATGAACTGGCAAAGATGCAAGACCGCCCTCGTTAGCCATCGCTGGCAAACCTGGCGCTATTCTTGGACCACCTTCATTAATATCGGCAATAAAGTCATAAAACTCTTCGATGCTTTTAAATGGAGGAAGACCTTGTTCTATTCTTGATGCGTTAATTAATTCTAGTTGATCAAAATCTGGAGCCATTCCTCCAACATCTTCTGACCCAGTATCAACTGTGCCATCACCCTCATCAGTATCAGTAGGGTCTTGTGTTACAGGTTGTTGCACTACTCTTTTTGGCAACGGAGCCATTGCAAAAGGATTTGGTGCTTGATAATTAGCATACATTGCACCAGGAGTATTTTGATAATCAAAGTTATATCCTGAAGACATTCCTTCAGGCAGAAAGCCAACCTTGGAAGCGTCTAAATCAGCCAACATCATTGGCGCAGAAAATGCGGAAGACCTTCCAATGTTGCTTAATTGATCTCTTGTAAATTGGTTAAAAAGATCTTGTTGTTGTTGATGTTTGTCGGTCTGTGCCTGCGCTCTTTTTCTATCCTTTCTTCCTTTAACAGCGCCTCCAATAGCA